GCTTTTCTAGCAACATATTCTTTTCCGTGTCCAATAAATGATGTACTCCTTCCTCCATCCAAAGAGACTGGGTATCCTGATTGGGGTCCATTAATCCATCCTCCATTTGCCTTTTGAGGTAATTTTTTTACAGAACCACCCTTTGCCTTTTCTTCTGCTGCTGCATTTACCTCATCTGGACCAGGCATAGCAGGGTTGTTCTCTCTCATGTCATTGAAAGATTCCACACCCTTATAAATCAAAACACCAGCGCCGACTGCCAAACCAAGAGCACCCATTCGGCGGATCATTCCAGCACGGGCATTAAAAAGGTTCTTATTGAAGAATTTTAATACTCCACCAAAATCACGAATAATGTTACCTGGGTTTGTTAACCAACGGATGCCAAGCATCATTCCACCAAGACCCGTTAGACCTTTTATAAGTCCACCAAATCTTTCTAATGGTGATGCATCATCTTTTAGTAAATCATACAATCCATCAACAATAGAAGTGACTCCCCATTTAGTAAAGTCAGCAACAAATTTTACGACTTTCCAAATAGCAGTTATAGCATCTTCGACTCTTTTTTTGTTTCTTTCGTCTGCTAACCATTCTAATACTGGAGTTATTACAACAGCTTTAAATAATCCACCAAGAATATTCAGAAGACCCTCAAGAAAACTTGGAGTCTTAATAGATGGTAATTCGAGACCACCCCCTTCTTTTTCCTTCTTTTGAGGTTTTGTATACTGTGCTGTAAATGACTTAGACTTTAATTTTTCTGCTTCTAATTGTCCAATAGCAATTGATTTCAACCCATCCATTATTTTCGCAATGGAATTGACAGTTGCACCAAGATTATTAATTGCTTTAGTACTAGAGTTAATACTCAGAGCAATTTGAGCAGAGCTATCGTTCCTAACGGCAGCAGAAGATGGTTCCTTTACTTGAACGAACTTATAAAAATTGATTTTACTAGTCTTTTGTACAGTTGCCATTATTGTGTACGTTGCGTTAAGTTAGAAGGTCCTGCCGAAACGACTTGAGCACCGCCACCTGTATTTATGGGAACTGCTGTTGGCATTGGGACAAGTTTTTCGATAATCACTGGAACAGGAACCAATTCCAGTGCTTGTTCCATTGCATATTTTGCAGATAAACCCTCTTTAGATAATGCTTGTGTTGCTACTCCCGCTGCAGTTCTAGTAACACCAAGATATTTAGGATCAACTCCAAGTTCTCCTGCAAGTTGAGACATACCATCCATGTAGTTGCCACCCATAAATCCCGTGACTGCTTTATAGAGACCACCAAGATTAAATTGATTGGCAAGGGTTCCTGCAATAGAACCAATTAAGTCAGACGCACCACCAGGACCAGTTCCTAATGCAAATCCAACACCCTGATTAACAATACTACCTAATGTCCCACCTAAACCAGGAATCATTCCTAAACCTGCACTAATAGCTCCACCAATATTGCCATTTATCAAACTCATACCAACTTGTCCAAGAGGGCTGCTGAGGGCGGCACCAATTCCACCCATAATTCCAGACATTCCAGGAATCATTCCAATACCAGAAGCAAGAGCTCCCAATGGATTACCAGCAGCAAGACCAGAGACCGCCCCAATCGTCGCCATGATGGGTGCAGCACCAGGAATGAACGATGCAGCAGTTTGAACAACAGGGTTGCTGACGACGCTGCTAACCGCCTTTCCGACGCCGCTAACAACATTACCGATACCTTTAGCAACACCACTAAAGAATCCACCAATACCCATCTCGGGTACTGCAGGAGGAATTGTTAATGGACCACCTCTGGCACTTGAGTCCACCATTTCCCATTCGGAAATTACACCATCACCATCAATATCGGTATATCCAGTTTCAACACTATCATGACCCTTTTCTTGTTCAGCAACTTTTTTTGCTAACTCCGCCTGTTCTTTCTTTTCTTTTTCCTTTCTTTTCTTTTCCTGTTCTTTAGTTTCATTCATAGGAATGTCCGTAAAGAACGCCCTATGAAACTTTTTGAACTTGTCAACTACATTAATTGGATTAATCAACCAGAAAATATCTGGTACTTTCTGACCAAAAACGTTTACCTTTGGTATACCATCAAAATATCTTCCAAGACCTCTTCCTACCCAATCGACAACTATCTTACCAGTCTCAAAGACTTTCATCATATCGTCTTTGAGTTTCTTGCCTACGGCATTAATTCCTCCACCCATGAAGAGGGTGTATAAAAGGTCGCCAACGTATGTACCAAGAATTTCACCAAGCATCGTACCCAAAATTGGGATGGGTATGAAACTTCCTAAAAATCCACCAACAGCAGCACCAAAGGTTTTGAATAATACTTGACCAATAGGTTCACCCGCTAAAATAGAACCAATACCAACCATCAAAGGTCCGATAATGGGAATTCTACCGAATATACCTTTTATGCCTTGAAGACCTGCCTTACCAAATAATTTAAGACCAAATCTATTTCCAACTCTACCAATACCACGACTGAGTACATTTCCAGATCTTGCTGAACCAGCAGACAAAGAAGATGCAGCAGGGCGAGATGCAATTTGCCCTCTTTGCAAAGCACGATTAACCGCTGCTTGTGCTTGGGATGGAGTCCTGCCGTTATTTAATGCATTCTCATAAATCCGTCTTGCAGCAGGACCATGTTGTCTTTGTACTGCACGAATTCTAGCATTAGTTGCGCGAGCGTTTGCACTAGGTCTACTAGAAGGTTGAGTACTTCCTGGTTTTGTTGGCGGTTTTCTTCCTGGTTTATCACCACCAGGAACGTTTTGATTCATCAACTCAAATAATGATAAAATATCTCCAATCAAGGAGAATGGATTCATAAGGTATTTCAACCCTATGATTCCCGTCATTAATTTACCAAGACCACCTAGTCTTTCACCAAAAGTTTTATCTTCACCAAATAAATCGGTAAATCCATCAAGAACATTGCCAACTAAAGTCTTGCCAATGTCATAAAGTTTTCTAATTACAAAGTCTGCTCTTTCAACAAATGTTTGTAGTTCTTTCTTATTTTTTGGATCTGCTGCCCATGCCAGCATTTCTTTGACGGCTACAAAACCTGCAACTGATAATAAAAAACTACCAATTGGTCCTAGGAAGTTATCAACCCAACTTAAAGACTTCTTTGCTGTCTTCTTAATTGAATTGCCAAATTCGCCTGGTTTTGATTCTTTTTTTGATGCTTTCTGGGTTTCTTGCGCTGCTTCTGCTTGAGCATCTCGCAGCAATCTTGCTCTACGTTTTTCTCCAAGAGTAGTTGCTTTTATAGCAGCAGCATTAAGCGTCCCTACTTTTTGTATATCTAAAACTATTTTACCTACGGACTCAACACTAGCACCAAGTCTGTTGATTGCTAGTGTTTGAGTTTTAGCTGCAGCAACTGCCAGGTTACCATTGACGGAACCAGGATTGACAAACTTATATACTTGTAGTTTAGCCATTCGTTGCTTGCTGCTCCTTCATTCTTCGTTCTTCTTCCTTTAGGAACTGAACTAATAAGTTCACATAAATTTCTTTCTCCCAAGGCATCAGATTATCGATATGTTCGATATTCCATTTATGATGATGCATTAGTGCGAAATTTCCTTCATAGTAAGAACGGAGATTGTTGTGAAGGAGTGCTATGCGAAAAAACTCGCAAGACCCTCAAGAACAACCTCATTTTCTACGCCTGTATTAGGATTAGTTACCTTCAGTGTATGTGATAACTTAGGCATAGATTCAAAAAACTCTTGAATCATCATGAACTGCTTGGTATTAAGTTGTTCAAAAAATTCAATGAGTTCTTGTTTAGTTGAATCGGCACAATCATAAACTTGCTCAGTATCAGCAATTGTTTTTACACAACTTGCTGCAAGTTCAAAAACTTGGTCAATTTGAGTTTCATCTTCACCAAAGTTCATTTTTACAAACATATCTAAACTTGGATATCCCATTGTGACAACAATATCATCCGAGATTTTGATAGAGGGTTTATGTCCTCTGGTTTTCTTTACAGTAATTTCATCCAAAGGAATAGATACCGATACCTCAGTCTCACCATCGTCAGGACAGGTGACGGTCACATCAACATTCTCGCCAACAGATTTTGTACGAATTTGCAGGAACACGTATTCAATATCGAATGTAGACAATTTTTCTACATCTTTAATATCTGTGCAATCACCAATGATAGTTTTGATTGCATTAATAATGTCTTCCTGTTCACCTGTTTCTGTTGCAATGAGAAGAAGTTTTTCTTCTTTTACGAGAAATGGTCTGAAATTCACACTCCTACCATCAGAGGGTAGTTTCAGTTTGTACTTAGGTACATTAATCTTAGGTAATGCCATAGATATTCAACTCAGTAATTTTATTTATCACTGCTGTGCAGATGAAATTATAGTGCCTCTTTGATTCATACCAATGTCATGTCCAAGAGGTCTAGATGTAGTTGCAGTTGCTGCTTTGTTTGGTGCAGTGGTCTGCTGTACAGTAGATTGTCTTGGAGTTTCTTGACTTGTATTATTATCTCTTGTATAAATTTCCGTTTGTGGGAATGTAATCTGGTCGATAATTCCAGGATCGTCAAAAGAACTCTGGGGATAGAATCTATACCTTTCATAATAGAACTGAACGTTCAACTCCATAAGTCTTGATTGAGAGTTATCTAATTGAACAGAACCAATATTGAACGGAAAAGCATTTTGAATGTGCCAACATGCAGTTAGTTCATTTTTTCTCGCATTAAGAGCATTTGCACCAGCTTCCCTAATTGTTCTCAGCATTTTAGGGTCATTAACTGCTTGTTCTCCTCCACCTCTTTCCCATTTATAGATGTATATGTTAGGGCAACAGTAATCTCTATAAAATGCAGTGTATTGATTAGCATCACTTGCCATTACTTGTGTCCATTTCTCAAAAAAGTTCCTTGTCAGTTGAGAACGTGGCATAGTAAAAGTAATTGAAATCTGGCTAAAAGAAGTTCCAGTTGCAAATTTATATCCAGAACCAACATTAGTAAGTTGACCAGTAGTTATCTGCTTACTTGGCAGGTTAACAGTTTTTGCGTAATAATCTAACAATAAGGACAAATCACCAGTTTCGGCAGTAAACAGTTGAGTTCTACTAGCCGCTCTCAATGCAGGAGGAGAAGCAAAATGCACCGAAAACAGGTTAGTTGTACTAGGATGATTCTCATTTTCTTTAAAAAATCCTATAAACTCCTGCAGAGAGTTATATCTTGCTCTTTCTCTTTTAGATTCTAATGACATTAGACCTTAAGTTCCTTTTCTGTGATTAACATAAACTCCCAACCATTATCAAGACAAAACTCAGTTGCTGCTTTCCACTTTGCTTGATTGACAGCGTATGTCACAACTTCATTAATATAACGTTTTGTGTTTCTTTTTTGTGTTTTGGGTTCTTTAGTTTGTTTGTATGGTTTGACTTCAACTAGATATCTTTTGTTTCCAATTTTTACATAAAAATCAGGAAAGTATCTATGTCTTTTACCATCAACAGGAGAAACATATGGAATGATAATCTCCTCACTACCCCACTCTACAACAGAAGGGGTAATGTCACACCATTTCATGAATTTGTATTCCCAAGATGACCTATAAATAACGTTATTAGGGTCTCCCTTATACTTCCTTGGAAAGGAAGGACGGTACTTGCCTTGATATCTCATAAATACATAAAGGTCACATAGTATTTAGGTGTTAAATTGGCAATTCTACGTTACCCCCTAGAACCTCCAGTACCAGGAAATAAATCAGACAATGCTCTGTTAGGGGAAACTGGTGCAATTGACTATGTTTGTTTCCAGAGACAGAGAATTGCATATAGTGACAAATCAGGAACTAAGTATTATGGAAGATCTTTTCCAGATACTAACAGAATTGAATTAAACCGCGATGATAATCGTGTTTATATTGCAATGCCAAAAGCATTATCAACAGCATATCAACCT